CTGGGGCAACAGTTCCCATGTCTATGGCTGTTTTCATCACTACGAAGGCAGCATCGATATGGGAAGCGACTATTATCCGGCAACGATTATCAAGACCTCAAGGGGGTGAGCGTGTGCAGAAAAATCCGTATATCAGCCTGCTGAATCTGATGGAGCAGGTCAGCCGTAGCAGCAACAGCCCGGACATTCAAATCGGGCAGATCCTTGCTTCGCCGCCAGATATCAAGGTCCGCTACAATGGCATCATTTTGACCAAAGAGGAGCTGTGGATTTCCCATTATCTCCTGGCAGGTTATGGCCGCACAGCTAAAGGGCATCTGGTATCGGCGACACAGAATCGTGCCGGCGGCAGCGGTGATGCGGCTTACCAGTCCCATAATCATGATATCGATAATGACTACACCGATTCCGTCATCTATACGGATACACTAAAGCCCGGCATGTACGTGGCCATCATGCCCATGCTCATCAATGGCCGGATCCAGCAGTACATCATTTTGGACGAGATTGTGAGGATTGATGGCCATGGCTGATCCTTTTGTAGCAATGAACAGCATCCAGGCAGCGAACCGGAATGAGTCGCTGCCTCTTTTTGTAGAATACGGCTATGACTTTGATAAGCAGTGCTTCCGCTACGATGAAAAAGGCCAGAACCTGATGGTGACGGAAAATGAAGCCCTCAAGGTCTGGATTTATAAGGCAATCCTCACCGAGCGGTATCGCTACTTGGCCTATGATGACAGCTATGGCATTACCATCGAGCCGTATCAGGGGAGAACGTCAAACAGCCGGTATACGGCAGACCAGATCTGCCGGAATATCCGCGAGGGATTGATGGTGAATCCGTACATTGCCCGCATTAACCATGTCGAGGTGGAGAAGCGGGAACGGGATGATTTGGTCATTACGGTTGACGTCACTTCTATTTACAGTGACGAATCATTGACCGTGACGACAGGAAGGAGCAAGGCATGAGCAATTTATTTGATGCACAGACTAAAGATGTGATTGAAAGCCGCATGACCCAGACCCTGCACACCATCACGGAAAAAGAGCAAAGTACCATGGAAGGTACCTTTGCCCGCGACCTGATCGACGCCAATGCTGTGGAATTTGAGAGCAGCTATGCCGAGATGGCCATGCTGCGCGACGCGGCCTTTGCCAAAACGTCCTGGGGAGATTACCTGACGCTGCGGGCAGCGGAATTTGGCGTCGATCGCAAGAAAGCCGTCAAGGCCAAAGGAGAAGTCACGGTGACGGGGATGGCAGGAGCCTACATCATTCGCAGCAGTCTCTTCCAGACAAAAGACGGCCGACGCTTTTACACCCTGGAGTCGGCCACCATTCCTGCCGATGCCGCTGAGGTTACGATTCCTGTGGAAGCCGCCGATGCCGGAGCGACTGGCAATGTGGCCGAAGGAACGATTACGGAAATCCCCTATTCCATCCCGAATATCTCGGCGGTCGTTAACCATAAGAAATGCACCGATGGGGCGGATGAAGAAACGGATGCCGCACTCCTTGCCCGGTTACTTTTCCGGGTTCGCCAGCCCATTACTTCGGGCAATGCCAATCATTATCGTGACTGGGCCATGTCCGTCGATGGCGTCGGGAATTGCAAAGTCATCCCGCTCTGGCAGGGCAATGGTACAGTGAAGGTCATTATCGTCACGGCAGAGAACGAATCGGCATCGGCGGAACTGATACAGGAAGTCTACGACTACATCGAAAGCCAGCGGCCCATTGGAGCGACCGTGACCGTCGTTTCACCAGCTCCTTTGACCATTGACCTGACGGCAGATATCTACGGAACCGCGAGTCCCGATGCCGTAAAGGCAGCCATGACAGCCTATCTCAAGCAGACGGGTTTTACGCTTTCCTATGTCAGCCTGGCCCAGATGGGGAAACTCCTCCTTTCCATCAGCGGCATTACGGATTATAAGAATTTGAAGCTTAATGGAAACGCGGCCAATGTGGAACTGACGAACGAGCAGATTCCGGTAGCCGGAAAGGTGGTGCTGAACTTTGTCAGCCAATAACTGGATGCGGCAGAGGCGGATGGATATCCTGAAGTATTTGCCGCATTTTTTATCGAAGGCCCCGATGTTCCGCCGGGCGGCAGAAACCTGCAATGAGGAGCATGACCGCCTGCGCCTGGCTCTGCAGGACCTGGCGGACAACTTCTTCGTGAACACAGCCACCTGGGCGCTGTCTCTTTATGAATCGTTCCTTGGCATCAAGCCCGGCGACGGGGATACCGACGAATTCCGCAGGCAGCGGATCCTCTTTAAGCTGCAGCATGTGGATGTGTCTACGGTGGATTTCATGAACTCCATCGTGAACCTGTACAGTGTTGGCCACATCGAGGAAGTGAATGAAGAATATTATTTCAAGGTGTACTGCATTATGAACGACAAGGATACCGGAACGCTTTCGAAGCTGATTGCCCAGCTCGACATCTACAAGCCGGCCCATCTGGGCTATGCCATCTACTTGGGTTATTCCTGGAATGGCAAGATTCACTGGAACGGAGAAGCCACCTTCTCGACGGCGACCATCGTATCCAAGAAAGGAGTGATGACAAATGGATGATTACAGCAAAGAGAAATGGTCGGCGGATTTTCCGGACCGGGCCGGGCAGGAAGTCCGGCCCACAGAAGCTGTGGAGAATACGCTGGATTATGATGTGCTTTTCCCTCAGTATCTTTCGGAAGACCCGGTCGTCTTCAATCAGCAGAACAGGACCGTGTCCCAGCTGGTCAGTAATGATGCCCGGCTCTATGAGCGGATTTCTGCTACGGCCGCTGACATTAATGCCCACCTGACCGATGCCAAGGCCCATGCCAGCGGCATCAGCGGCAATGCGGCCAGTGCGTCGAAGCTGCAGACGGGACGGAAGATTCACCGGGTGCTGTTTGACGGCACGAGGGATATCACCCTGCCGGATTTCAGCGGCTGCGGCGAAAAGACAGCAGGCCAGAGCGGCATGGTCCCGTCACCTTCTGCAGGGAAGCTGAATACCGTCCTGCACAGCAATGGCAGCTGGGGCAAGGTCACCTATGCCGATATGGACGAGGAAGCCGTGGCCAAGATCCAGGCATGCCCGTTCCCTGTCAATGCCATCTACATTTCTGCGGACGGGAAGAATCCGGCAACGTACTGGCCGGGGACGACCTGGGTGGCCTTTGCCATGGGCCGTTGCCTGATTGGGGCCGGGGCGGCAGACAGCGGAACCATGTACAAGGCCGGGGACAAACTGGGCGAAGAAAAGCACAACCTTACGATTCCAGAAACTCCGGCTCATGGCCATACGGTTGGAGACAGCGGAAATCATCGTCATTGGTCCTGCGGGGCATTGCCGCGCAACTTCCAGTGGGATGCCTGTGAAGGCAATGATGCACCTGTGGCCGTAGGCTATGGCGACGGCTGCTGGCATGGCAATCAGGTAGACGGGCATACGTCCTGGGATGGAAATCATTCCCACAGCCTTTCCCGGACGGGCGGCGGCCAGCCGCACAACAATATGCAGCCGTCCATTGTCGTGTATATGTTCCAGCGGACAGGATAGGGGGTGAGGAATATGGCTGAATGGTTACAGATGGCCGCGTCTCTGGTATCGGTCCTGATGCTCTGCGGCGTCATCTTCAACTTCAGCGTCATTAAGCCGCTGAATGAATCGGTGCGGAGCCTTCGGGACTGTGTCGTCGAACTGCGCCGGCAGCTGACGGATACGGAAGCCAAACGGCAGCAGATGGCCGAGCGGCTGTCCCGGGTGGAAGAATCGACAGAGCATGCCCATCACCGCCTGGATGTGATGGAACAGCGCCAGCATGAACAGGGGTGAGGGAGATGAGCTTTTTTGTAGTGAAGAACCGGATCCATCTGACGCGGGGCGATTCAGCAGAATTCGACCTGACCATCCGCGACCGGGTAACGGGCAGTGTCTTTATCCCGGGGGACGGCGACCGCCTGACCTTTACACTGAAACGCTTCATTACGGATAAGGACCCTGTCCTCACGAAAACGCTGGGCCAGGGCATCCGTCAGGAGCAGGACAGCTGTGTTCTGGTATTCCTGCCGGAAGATACACGGCATTTATCCTGTGGCCGGTATATCTATGAAGTGAAGCTCGTGCGGGGAACTGGCTATACCGATACCATCATCCCGGCCAGGGATTTTTTCCTGGAAAGGAGCGTGACGGAGCGTGGCACAGAATGAAAGTACTTTAGCAGGCTTTGTTTCCCTACCTCTTAAAAGAAATTCTCTGGTCGGCATTCTTTCCATGCCACAGGCGCCGTCTGAAGCGTACCAGGAAAAGCGAGTCACTCCAACGGCTCAGGAGCAGGTCATCACCGCAGACGGCGGGTATACTGCTCTTTCCAAAGTGACGGTGGCTGCCATTCCGTCGAATTATGGCAGGATCAGTTTCAATGGCTATGAATTAAAAGTCGAGTAAAGGAGCAATCAACATGGCGAAGAACGTAAAAATCAATTCCGTTATCTATGCAGAAGTGCCGCAGGTATCGATTCCCCTGGCAGAAGGGGAGGGCAGCGCGGTCTTTTATGATACCTCTGGCGCTACGGCCTCTTCCGGCGATATCCTGAACGGCAAGTCAGTTTTCCTGGGCAGCGGGTCTGTTATCGGGACGATGACTGACAACGGCGCGGTCAGCGGCAGCATTGCCAAAGCTGATGGCGCCTATACCATCCCGGCCGGCTTCCATAATGGCAGCGGCTCTGTGCGTATCAGCAAAGAAGAACAGGCCAAGCTCGTCAGCGGCAACATCAAGTCCGGGGTGACGGTCCTCGGCATCAGCGGCAAGTCCAGCGTAGTCGATACCAGTGATGCCACCGCCGCCGCGGGGACGATTGTCAGCGGTAAGACGGCCTACATCAATGGTACCAAGGTGACGGGCAGTCTGACGACCGTTTCCGTTTCCCAGGACAGCCTGACGAAAATCCTGACTGTCGAGTAAGGAGGGAAGGCCATGAAGGTAAATGTGACGATAGCCGGAGCCAGTTACAGCGAAGTGCCATCCATCCTGATTCCCCTAAAAAACGGCGGCAGGGCACGGTTCTGCGAAGTGTCTGACACAACGGCGAAAGCTGCCGATGTGGCTAAGGGGAAAAAGTTTTATACCTCAGAGGGTGAACTGGTGACGGGGACGGCTGACCTGTCACAGGCAGATGCACGAAAGACGATAACCCTGATTCAAAAAGAGCATCAGACCATTACGCTTACCTGCAACCATCCGGAGTTATCCTCACAAACAGACTCAGATGGAAATACCGTATATGCTACAACGTATCAGGATACCTTGAGCATCAACTTGAAAGCAGATACCGATTATTATGCGGGGAAAATCACTATCAACGGGGAAGAGCAGGAAAACAGCAGTACCAATCCTCAACTTGCTTATATATCGGCACCCATCAGTAATGGCATGATTGTCAGTGCAACCGACGCCGCCCCGATTCCCACTGTTCCTTTTACAGATGTAAGCCTTACGATGACGGGACAGGGCACGCAGTGGCTGACTGGCCATATGCTTATGACGACGAAGCAATCCCCGGAAA